GTATCGAGTACGCTGTCGGTTTGCGTAAAATGAAGACTATCTTGGCGGAAGCATTAAGCACTGTCTGGACAGGTGAGCCGAGTCAACAACTCCTTAAGTATGAGAAGTGGTACGAGAAAGGACGCGACCGTTATCTCAGTCTGATTAAACAGTTCGTCGCGTTACCTGATAACTTATCGGATTACGACCTTGTTAACTTTGGTGTTCGTTCGCCTGTGGGTAAAGGTTGGAGTGGGGAGGAGGTTAATTGTGTGAATTTGTCACACTATATGCCCATGCGCGTCATCTTGTTTGAAATCTTCGGTCTAAAAGCGATGGTTGAGGCGCGTAAAATTCAGTCTGACGGTGAGGCGCGTGACAAGTTACGGGTGAAGGCTGAGGAGAGCGGAAACAAGCTAGTGGTGGAGTTGATGGATTGTTATAAAGCGATGAGTGAGATCGAGGGATCACTCAAACTTTACATAACTAACTATTTAAAAATGCTAGACCCTGATACTGGAAGACTTTACCCCAGTATTAGTTCCATCTTAGATACACGGCGTACTGCTACCTCAAACCCTTCCCCTCAGCAGTTAACCAAGTTTGGTAGTAGTAAATTTGTCCGCTCATTCTTTTTACCTGATGATGAGAACTCCGTCATATTAGCACCAGACTTTAGTGCCATCGAACTTGTAATAATTGGAGGATATTCTAATGACGCAGGCTTTATTAAAGCTTACGGTCAAAGACCTCATGCTGACCTGCACAGCCACACAGGGGCTTTTATGTCAGGGTTAACGATTGAGGAATTTAATGCTTTACCTGATAAAAAACAAAGACGTACAGAGGCCAAGGCCGCGTCCTTCGGCTTTTGGTATTCAGGCTCTCTCAGCACTGTGGGTAAACCTTTGGGGTGGAGCCAAGAGAAGATATGGGAGATGACAGACATCTACAAGAATGGTTACGCTGAAGCCGAACAATGGCGTTTAGATACTATAGCGGAAGCAAAACAACGTGGCTATGTCGAACTACCTGACCATCTTCGTCGGTATCGCTTCGAGGCAACCCCGATGTGGGCCACACTGATGCAGCAAAAGTTTGAGAAGCTGGGTGTTAATGAATTCGGTAAACAATGTATCCGACGGATTCAAGCTAGAGCTAATAATCAAGGTTTGAATGCTGCCGTACAGGGTTTATGTGCGACTTACGCCAAGCGTAAACTTTACCGAGCGATGTTCAAAGACTTCCCACGTTTAGGTTTACGGGCAAGAGTGATGACCCTTGTCCATGATGAGTTAGTCGTTTCTGTGCATAGAGATGACGTTATGAAGGCTAAGAGTTACCTCTATGAGTTGATGATTGACGGTGAAGATATATTTGAAAATGTAAAGATTGACTCTAGCATGGCGATGGGGCGTAATTATTTGGCTTTTCATCCTGAGAAGAACAAGAAAGGTTTAGTTGAGCTGATGGAGATTGACAAGGAACTGCCTTGTATTCCTAAAGAGCGTTGGGGTCAAAAGGCTACTGACGAAGAGACAGGACTCATACTTGAACACCTTTTCAGTTAGGTTTACAATTCTCAACACTTAGAGAGTACCGTGATGGGGAAACTTTAGGTTATCCTTAAACGATGAAGAAACCGTTTTTCCAAGCTTGTTGGGTTTTCGTTTAGACCCTCCATCACCAAGCAACAGGAAAGCGGTTTTTTCATTTCTGAGAGTTGAAGCTTATGAAAGATTTAGTTCACGGCGTTGGTGTGAATGATCGAAAGTACCCCTCATGGGTAAACGGTAAAATTGCTAAAGAGTATCACCTTTGGAATAGTCTCCTCCTTCGTTGCTACAACCCTAAACACCATAAAAGACAACCCACTTATATAGGTTGCACCACCAGTGAAAACTTTAAAAACTACTCCTACTTTCACGATTGGTGTCAAAATCAAATAGGTTTTAATCAAGAAGGCTACCAGTTAGACAAAGACTTAATCCTCAAAGGGAATAAACTGTACTCAGAAGACACCTGCTTATTCATACCGAGTGAGTTAAACACTCTGCTAATTAACCGTAAGGTTGATAGAGGTAACTTACCTTTAGGGGTCTCAGCTCACCAAGGTAGATTTAGAGTTAGATGTTGTAAGGGTTCCCCTAATCGCCACATAGGTCTCTTTAACACTGCGGAGGAAGCATTTGCAGCTTATAAGCGAGTCAAAGAAGCCTTTATCAGACTTCAAGCTGAGAAGTGGAGAGCCTTTATTGATCCAAGAGCCTATGAAGCTCTGATAAGCTACACTGTTTCAATTACTGATTAGATGAACTTATGCTAGTATTACTCAAACGCACTCTGGGTAATTTTGCTATGGCATTTTCTAACTTCTCAAAACACTTAATGTTATCTCAACTGCTCACTGCAACCTCAACAATCGCAGGTGAGCATAGAGTGGCCTTGGGAAACAATGGCACTTTACTATCTTCGGCTACACATCTTGGCGCAACCGAACAGAACGTATTGTTGAAAACATACGGTCACAACCCCCCGTCGATCACCAACACCACAGGTTTAATCTGGACGGCAATCAACAACTGGCCAACGCCAATTACAGAAGTTTACATTCTTAATGCCTTATCCAATGATGTACTGTTAACAGGTAAATTAGACAACCCTCATGAGATGTTGGCAGGGAATATCTTCAACTTGGAAGCTTTATCTTGGGAGGCAGCGATTGTTTAACTCTACTGCCTTCAGTCATGTCAGGCTAAACCTAGTTCAGAATCTCGGCCTAAATTTTTTTGAGGTTGAGACTGAGTACACAGAATTTGCGAGCAGTACCAATCTAGGCGGGAGCTACCAGTTTTCGTTAAAGGTAGAAGCCCCCAGCCTGAGAGCGTTCAACGTCGTCGTGCCTGTGTTGCGGTATTACCAAAACCATGATGGTAGCTTAGACATAACCTACAACAAAGATACCAATATGGCTTGGGTTGATTGGATGTACAACATCCATAAACTCGACCGTTATTTCCTGTTTAATCACCCTGTTTATGGCACTCTGAAAGTTAGATTCAAAGAGCCGTTGAAGGTACCGAAGGGGCTAAAAGGTGGCCAAGCCTGTGTTGAAAGTCTTGAACTGCGGTTGATTGAAATCCCATCCGACGCTTCTTATCGGCAATTTAACCCGCGCACTTTTGATGAGTTGGGTTTTGACTTCCCTTTCCATTGTGTCAGCAGTGAGTACCAGCAAGAAGGCACAACTGCGGTCTTGGGTGGCAACTATACCTATGCAGTTCGCGGTGCCAAACCTGAACAGCGAAAGTTTACGTTGTACTTTAAAGGTATGAAGTATTATCAAGACGGAGCAGGTAAGCTCGACCCGTTTTTGAACAGTACCTTAAATATGGGGGCTTTAGAGCTTTTCTATAAACAATTCAAACTAAGCCAGCCTTTTTATTATAACCATCCTGTTTACGGTAAACTGAAAGTCCGTTTCAACAACCCGCTGAAAGTACCTAAGCTCCTAAGAAAAGGCGACGGCTGGGTTGGAGACTTCCAGTTAGAACTTATTGAAGAGGTGGAAGATGCTACAAGGTACTGCTGATCCTAAACACAGGGCGGAAGCCGCCTCGCTACGTCCTGAGCCGTATGTTGAACTATTTAAACTAACAGTTGACCGAGATGCCAACACAGCAATTTATATGACTAACCACCCAACTATTCGTTGGGACTTGGTTCAAGGCTCTGAGCGGATCTGGGAAAATTATCCGTTAATCTTCAGTGGGTATAACACCCAAACGACAGGTGAACAAAGTCGGCCAAAGTTACAAATTGCCAACCCAAATGGTTTGTTTAGTCGCTATATTGCCGATAGGATTTTGAAGAAAGCCATCCTTGAACGGTATATGGTTTTGCGTGATGATTTGATTGGAAACAATCCCCGCTACCTTCGGAACAAATGGGTCGTCAACAGGGTGTTAAACCTGACACGGGAAACCATTACGTTTGAGTTACGCAGCGTATTGGATGGAACGAGGTACACTTTACCTGTACGGCAATATATTTCTCCTGAGTTCCCCGCAACCAGTTTGAGTTAATGAGGTAAACGTGGATATTGGTGAGCTACTAAATAAACCTTACGTGGATGGCAAAGACGATTGCTACGGTTTGGCTCGTCAATACTATGAAGACGAGTACGGTTTGAGCCTTCGCAATTATGCTAGGCCGATAGGGTTTGATGAAGCGAACCTCCCACTACTAGATGAGAATTTCCAGCGTGAAGGTTTTGTGTCTTTAGGTGTGCCTGCGATGATTGCGCTGGAGCGCGGTGACGGTTTATTGTTCAACCTTTTTCACAGCAAACACGTAAACCATGTTGGCGTTTACATTGGCAATGGTTATTTTATCCATCACCTTTACCAGAAGGTCTCAGTCTGTGACCGCCTTGATGCACGTTGGTACAACAGGGTCACGCGAGTTGTCCGCCATCCTGATATTACACTGGCGAATGATACGCGCATGACTAAGGTCAGCATTTTGGATTTACTCCCACCACACCTACGGGGACGAGTATAATGTTAGCTGAAAAACTCCTACCTTACTGGGATAGTCAAGTAGAACGCTGCGGCTATGTTACCTTAGGTAATACGGTAGTTGAGCTGGAGAATATCCACCCTGACAAGCGAAACGCTTTTGAGATTGCAGCTATCCCCAGTGAAGCTGTGGCTTTATGGCACACTCACCCTTCAGGTTGCCCAAACTTATCTGTGGAAGACTTCCACCTGTTTCGCAGCCTACCTAAGCTGCTCCATGTCATTGTGGGTCGGGCGAATTTAGCTTACTATTTCGTTGATACCGATGGGGTACTATTGAGGAAGGATGATGAGTAATCAATTCACTATTCGGTTGGAAGGATATATGAAACGCTTCCACCCTGAAGTAATTACCTTGATGGCTACAACCCCTCGTGAGGCTTTAAGCTTATTACAAAATTACCTGCCCAAGGGTGTCCGTCACCTTGTTCGGATCGCCGAATTGCCTTGTGAAGCAGCCTTTGATAACCCAAACCCAAGTGAGAAGACCCTCACAATCACGCCCATTATTATGGGTGGAGGCGGCGGTAAAAAAGGTGCAGGTTTCCAAATTGCAATTGGCATCCTCCTGATCGCTTTGGCGGTTACAGGTGTCGGCCTAGGGGCCTCAGGATTTTTCACTAAAATCGGTATAAGCAAAGGTGCGTTAATCCTAACTGGAGCGCAACTGATGCTTGGCGGGGCACTTCAGCTTCTCCAGAAAACACCTAAGGCTGACCCCACGCAGGGGGACATGAAGAGTCGATTCATTAACGGTAAAGGTAATACGATTGAGGAAGGCACACCGATACCCCTTATCTATGGCTTGCAAAAAGTTTATGGCCAAATCCTATCATTCGACATCGACGCTGAGGGGTACGACCCAAGAGTATGAAAATAAATAATATCGTTACCTACAAAGGCGCAGGCGGTAAAAAGCCTCGTACACCTGTCACCACGAATGACAATATCTTTTCACGCGACCGCGTTGAGTTATTGCTCGGTGTGGGTGAGGGAGAAATCTTCGGTTTGGAAGATGGGGAGAAGAGTTTCTTTGTCGGAGACGTTCCCTTAAAAGACGCTGCTGGAGTAGATATTTTCCAAGACTTCACGGCAACACCTTACAATGGTAGTTCAAGTCCTTCCACAATTACTTTTGCACTTGGCGGTGAGTCACACAGCACCGATGTTGGTGTGGCGATAACTCAGAAGTCACCTGTTATCCGTTACACTCCAGCAAATATGCGCGGTCGGTTCTCTAAGATTGATGTGCGTATTAACATCGCGCAACTCTATGCCGAGAATGTAGACGGGGACGTTCTAAATAACACGGCAAAATTCCGTGTAGAGTGGAAAGCCACCAGTTCTCCTACTTGGAACATTGTTGGAGTGATGCCCACCATTTTAGGTTTAGATCCTGCGGTTACTCTAACCATTGCTGCTCAAGCAGACACGTTAAACGGTTACCAGTTACACGGTAAAACCAGCTCTGGTTTTGTTTTGGACTTCCCTTTTACGGTACCCGTTTCAGATACTGATGACTATGCTCTTCGGGTGACGAAGTTTAATCCTGATACCGACCCGACAGTGACACTAAGAACTCCTGCCGAGATTGTTTTCGACAGTTTTCAATTGATTGGCCAAAACACGCGGACATTCAGCAACACTGCAATGGTCCACATCACAGGCCGAGCCAGCGATCAGTTCTCCACTATTCCTGACTTCCACGGCATCTATAAGGGTTTAATTACTAAGATACCTAATAACTACGACCCTGAAGCCTTAGGGGTGAGTACTGCTTATAATGAACCTTGGGATGGGGGTTTAACTCTTGGCTGGCACACGAACCCTGCTTGGGTGCTTTACGACCTGTTAACCAACGAACGGTACGGCTTGGCAAAGTATGCTGCCGAGATGAGTGTTAACCTGCAAGATTTTTACGAAGCAGGTAAATGGTGTGATGAGCTTGTCCAAAACCAGTTAAACACAGGCGTTGAGAAACGCTACACCATGAACCTCACGGTGGCCGAAAATCAAACCGCTTGGGATTACTTGCAAAACATCGCTGGCTCTTTTGGCGGTGTGATTTTTGACGACGGCGAAGGTAATGTTCGACTCAAAGTGGATAGATGGACAGACCCTCGTGTTCTGTTTACGCCTGAGACAATTAACCCTGAAGGTTTCAGTTACAGCTTCACAGATTTAACCACGCGCTACAACCAGATAACAGTTAGCTTTAACAACAAAGACCGAGGTTGGGAACAATCAAGACGGAAAATTCCAACAGATACGCAGATACCAACTGACCCTTACTACCTTGAGAACGGCTTAGTCCCTTTCGACATGGTCGCCGTTGGCTGTATTACAGAAAGCGAAGCCTTACGCCGCGCAAAAGCTCGGATCTTGACTTCAAATAACGAGACAACCATTGTTAGCTTTACGACAACTCGCTTGGGCTTGGTTCTCGACCCTTTAGAAATTGTGTACATTTCTGACCCTACGATGGGTTGGGGTGTAACAGGCCGAGTGGAGTCGATTAGCGGAAATGTTATCCAGTTACGTGATGAGATAACGGTTGCTTCCTACCCTACCTATACCAAGATGTATATTCAGACCGAAACAGGGGTTGGCTATCACACCGACGTTGTCTTGCAAAGCCCAAAACAGTTGCTGGTTGTAGGTGACCTAAGCTTTCTTAACGATAACCACCCTGAGAATGCTCAATTCAGCTTGGCACTCTACGAGTTAGGGCAGAAAGAACCTAAGCCCTTCCGTATTACATCAATCGAACCCTTAGACGGTTATGACCTATTTAGAATTACTGCCCTTGAAGTTTATAAAGCCAAGTATGATGTTGTAGGCACCGACCTTGATCGAGTGATTACGATTAACGCTGATGTGTTCGACCTTGACTTAAGAAAGTGGTTCTTAGACCAAGGTAACCCACAGAAGCTTTATAGTAGCGTGACCTTTATCATCGACGGATTGGTTGAACAAGCACAGGGAAGTTACCTGATGGTCTGCGCTTCAGCGGTAGACAGGCTGGCTTTTAAAGTTGGAGACTGGACAGGATTACTGGGTGACGGGGTTAAGCCTAAAGTTATTATCAAAGGTGCAGTTTACATTTATGGCCGAGGCGGTAAGGGTGGCGATGGGGGTTTTGCTTATGCAAAAATTAATGACGGCCTAAATCAGAATGAAGATCCAGCCGATGTTTTCCTAGGTTATGGTTTATCAGGCCAAGACGGTGGTGACGCTTGCTTACTGGATTACCCTGTTGAAATAGAAGTCGAAGCAGGCGGGAACCTTCGAATCTTCGGCGGTTTCGGCGGTGGTTACGGTGGCCGTGGTGTCGCCTTATCGGATTTCATCGTAAATGGTTTAGGTTGGGTAAACTACCCCGTAACCAACGGTGAAACGATTGGCCGTATTAGTCGAGGACTGGTTCTCAATCAATACGGTATGGTCTTACTTGGAGGAGCTGGCGGCTCAGGCGGCGCACCCTTCGGAGCGGCAGGCTTATCAGGTAAAGATGTACCTGCGGTAGGTTATCTGAAGAACTCCTTGGCCACTCCTGCGGGAACGAATGGGACTAAGGATATAGCAGGTACAACCTCAGTCACTGCCCAAACGTATGTAGGAACTATCTCTCCTCAAACTGGCGACCGCTATGGGCGGATGCTCACACCAATTAACTATAATATTCTTAACGGTGAAGGCCAATGTGGACGACCACTGGCGACGTATCGAAACCCACAAGGGGTTAAAATAAGCCCCGCAACTGTTGACCTTCGCACAGTTTCAGCGGGTAGCCCAACGAACGGAAATCAAGGCGAGGGAGTTATCAATCGTGGTAACCTTACGATAACAGTTGCTCCAACAGCTCAGGCGCACTTACACTCAGATTTATATGGTTTGGAGAATTTCTGATGGCTCTTATGTCAGGCAAAACTTACAGTAATACAGGTACACCCTCCAACGCTGACGGCGTTGATGGTGACATCTTCATGCAGCTTGATGGGCTAAAAACTACTTACCGCAAGGAAGGTGGGGTGTGGACAGCTTTTGGTAATCAATTAGGTACAATCCCTGAGTTTCTAAAAGGTGTTGGTGTGCCGAGTAATGCTTTAGGCTACGATAACCAATACTACCGTGAAGTTAATACGGACGCTATCTATGAGAAACAAGCAGGCGTTTGGACAAATATCGCAAGCTGGACTTCACTCGAAATCCAACAGCTTTTGCAGAGTAACGGTATCGGGGCTGATTTACAGACGACGAATCACGTCTCTAATATCGACACCTTTACCGAAGCGGGTGCGGAAGGTTACTTTGGTACCGAAACACTTGGTACGAAACCTAGCACCTATGGGCTAGTTAAAGTGTGGCGTGAAACCCCCACGATTATTTATCAGAAAGCACAAGCAGCTACAGATGGTAAATGGGCAACCCGCTATACCTCAGCAGGTGGAGACTTTACAGGCATCGCGTGGCGGGTTACAGCTAACGAAGATGGGGACGCGACTCGGAAATTCAAAGCGTTGGCGGGTGTTGATGCGGACGATGTTGCGGTGGTGGGGCAGTTACCTACTGATGGGTTGATACAAGTGGGTGGAACAATACGCTCGGTGTATGCCGAGGCGACGGGGGTGGCTTTATCCTCAACATCTGCCGATATTGTAACAGCGACCATCCCATGCGAGGCTGGAGAGACTGTAAGGCTTAGGGTGACTGCTAAAATCCCCTTTAGTGTCAATAGTAATAATGACCCTAACGCTCTTTTTATTTTGAGTAATGTAACGAACGGCACAGATATTGATTCAAGTTATCACTGGGATCGGGATATGACCAATCTAGGTATGACGGGAATTTCTGTCTTACAAAGAGAAGTCACCCTAACACCTGCGGGGACAACAGCCCAATTTAAAGTTCGCGGCACAACCAATGTTGCAGGAACCGCTGGTCAGACGTGGGGTAGCGTGGCGAGCCGATGCACTTTACTTATTGAAGTAATAAAAACCTAGTTTTAACCCAATTTTACAAAAAACCTACGCCACCCTATACTCTACTGAACTCACACCTCAGTAGAGATTCTCTAATGGCTGCCGAAACAGCGACAACCCTCTTCGGAGTTAAACATTCCGCCCTG